TTTAATTGCAACCTATTGATTTAATTGATTTATGCAATGTGGTTTAATTAATGTTACTCACAAAGTTACTCACAATTGTTAAAGTATTGAATTATGAGACATTAAAAAGCCGCTATGTGTAAGCGGCTACTTTATCAGAATTTGATGTCTTTGTGACTACCTTATTCACATACGAGTTAAGGTAGTAACTATATCGCCCATCTTTACGGGGCGGGTCAATTTCACCTTTCTTAATTCGATCATAAAAGGTTACTTCAGTCATTTTCATGCGTTGTGCAAATTCTTTTATAGAGACACGACGTTCGTCAGTAATGGTAACTTGTTTCTTCAACTGTTGAAGCTCGTCGTAAATCTTTTCAAGCATGTTTTGTTCAATAATTATTTTGCTCACATCAACCTCCGTCAGCTTCTTCAACAACACTTACAGAATCTGACTTTCTTATAAATGCGGTCATCAAAAATAGAATTACAAAATAAACATCTGAAATATCTTCTATATTCATCTTGAGTGAATAACCATCTCGCGCATAAATTTCTACATATGGCTTCTTTTCACTCATCCCCATCTCCTTGCTCTCCCCAAAACTTGTCTTTACACTCATTTGCTGCAATTTCTGCCTCAAGTTCGCTTTCAAACAACCTCCATTCAATATTGTCAATATCTATGAAGACTTTTGCTGCATACTGAGTTGGTAGATCAAAATAATCTCGCCGCTTTACTTCGCAAACTTCACCAACATCTAATTCAGATAAAAAACTATCAGGCTCATCAATGTAAATGCACTCACTATCATCGAAATAGTAGTTTCCGATTTCTGATTTCGGCACCACCACAAACTCACCATCCTCTATCTTTTGCAACCTCTCTTTCAAAGCCGCGTTTTCAGCTTTGAGTGAGTCGATTTCGGTTTTATTCTGCTTAGCCTGAACAACCCACAATCCCCATGCAGTATTTATGGTATTAAATAGTGATATTTGATCATTTTTATTTAATACTTTTGCAGCTGGAGATAACGAGTACATATTGTCAGTTGACCATTCAACATATAGCAAATGACCTCCTAAAAGTCTCCATTGTTCTTCAAACGCCTTTCTTTCTTTCTCTAAATCAACCATCTCGCCACCATCCTATAAATTCGTCTAACTTCAGTATTGAGATCGTCCATAAACTTGCGACCATCCCTAAACCACAACTTAAGCATTAACTGGTAACGCTCTTGCGCTTCTTTATTCATTTCACCCTTGTGACTTATAAAGAGTGATTTTTGATTCTTACGGCTTAGCTGCAAGCCTTTGCTTGTGCCCTTAACTGCAAATCCAGCGTTGCAGTTAAAGACAAGGAATTTTTCTAAAAGCTGTTCTGGTAGGATCATCACGCCACCCCTAAGCTTTTGATTGCTTCATCAATGCTTTTATTAAATGCTCGAACATCAGATTCCATGCCAGAAATATCCAAATCCTTTGCAAATACACGAATAACAATGATCTGAAGTTCTGCTTTCAATCGTGGGTCATAGCTCACAAAATCACACCACTCACGACGAGTGCAAGACAATTGACTGGTGATCTGTGGAATATATTCATCAGGAACCTTTCTAGTCAGAAGCGTATTAAGGTGCGTTGTTGTGTCAGGGCACTTAACTTCAATTTGCCCATCATTACTTACAAGCCCGTCAGGTGACGCACCAAACATTTCAATGAAAGGGTGATCAATAAGACCAGTCCCATCCACAAAATTACCTGTTTCATTTTCATACGCTGCAATAGCATGGGGTTCATTATCGATTCCCCACTGCATGCTATAGCTGGTTGGGATTTCTTTTTGAACACCAGTAAGACGCTCAGCAAGAATAGTTAAACCCAATGCATTTAAAGCTTTTCCTTTCATAGGCTTCGCATTCAAATCTTTGACACGACTTGCAGTCACTTTGCCTACACGATCTGCAAACCAATCTTCATTACGCTGGAGAATGTTCATAGGTTTCTCCTTGGTTGGATAAGGCTTGGTCGGCAAACTGCGCGATTCCTTTTAAGTTGACAGAATGCTTTGCCCACAAGTGGTTTTTGTGTGAACCTTGGGGAAGGGCTTCATACGCACTCTTAAGGCGTTCTGAACCGTATTGCGATTCACGATTCAGGGTAGGCAAGTGCTCATCCTCAAACTCTTGGTATCCATCTGGAACGTCAGATGTAACCGTCTTAACCTGTGAAGTTTGACAATCATCTATGCGTCGCGCTTCATCTTCGTCATAAATACCTGAAAAGCCAAAAGCAACACGCGCACACTGAATTAACGCTTTATGACGAAGCATGCGTTTTGGGTATTTTTTCCATGGTTCAGATGTGCCTTGGCATTCGCTCAAATACTCAGTCACAACAGTAGGGTGTGATCGATCTTTGCGGTAGATTTTGCAAGTACATGATTCATCATCTTGCTCAAACTGGATACCATCACAAACAGGATTGTCATTAATAATTCGCGCCCAACCATCAATCCCAACAACAGGGGTAATTCCACCACCTTTAGCAGGGAATGCATAAATTTCTTTAGTAAATGGGTTGAGCTTGTACTGGTTAGCAACAATCAAAAGGCTGACAAGTTGCACATCGTTCGCGCCTTTAAACACAGTATCAATTAACGTCTTTTTTAACTGTTCAGGATCCACATCAACCATGTCAAACGCCACAGCCACTTTATGCATTTGAGCTAGAACAATATTGTTATTTGCAGGTGCATTCATCTTCTAATCCTTAATATTTAACCGAAACATGCGGAACTTGATTATTTGCAATCGCAGTAATGACCGCTTTTGCTTGACCTTCATCTAGTCCTATTTCACAAAGCTTGTTTAGAATTTCGCGATTGATTGAGCGCATGTGTTCTTTATTTGCCAAACGCACTGCTTCCGCTTCTTGATCCGCCTTAATCTTTGCAGCTTGTTCAGCTTCAATGCGTAGGCGTTCCGCTTCAATCGCTTGCTGCTTTTGAATCTCAGCTTGTTTTGCTTGTTCAATCGCTTGCTGCTTTAATTGAGCTTCACGCAGTTCCGCAGCTTCCTTTTCAGCTTTCAGACGTGCTTCACGCTCAGCAAATTCACGCGCTAACTTTTCGGCTTGTTCGCGTTCAGCCTGAGCTTTGTTTTCAGCTTCAATGCGCGCGTTTTCGGCAGCCTGACGTGCAATAGCTTCGTCACGTTCACGTTGCTGACGCTCTAATTCAGCTTGACGCAAGCGTTCTAATTCGGCTTGTTCAGCTTCATATTTTTCACGAGCAGCAAGGGCAGTGCGCAGCTTTTCAAGTGTTTCAAATTTGGCAATTTTGGCCTCTTGCTCAAATTCTTCTAAAGAAGAATCAATCACAATATCTTCGATGTTTGAAAACATCTGCTTAATGTAGTCGCTACCACGGTTTTCGTACTGTTCAAATGCACCCATGGTAAAAATTGATGCGATGAAATTTTTATGCTTCGCTACACGATCCTTTTCAGCTTGTTCATAAGCATCGCGTGGTGCAAGAATTTCATCACGTAGCGCATCCATTTTTTTGCAAAATTGAATACGGTCTTGATCTACAATTTTGATTTGAGCTTTTTGGTCAGCAACCAAATCCAAAGCATATTTTTCAGCAAGTTTTTTGCTTGAGCTTACTTTTGCAGCCAATGACCCAATTGCATCGCGCCCTTTTTTTGTTGTCACATCAGGCACAACCGAGCGAGCCTGTTCAGCGATACGCTCAAATAAAGCGTCTGTACCACCTTGAGATTGGAATGCTGCAACAATCGCATTTTGCTCAATAACTTGTAATTCACTCATGCTAAACATCCTTTTAAATGATTTGTCTTCTGCTCAATCGCATGCTCTTTAAGCCACTCATTCAACTTTTGCGCTTGAGCTTCTGTAAGCTTAAATTTCATCCCATTACTGACTTCGTATTCCGAGAAATCCTCAACCAAAGCCAGTGATTGCGTATCAACCTCTAAATAATCAAAGTCAATATCAACTGCGTTTTGCGGATCAGATGAAGCGTTATATTCAAAGCAATCTTCTTTCTCAGATGCTTCAATCACCCCAGATACATAAACAGGGTAGCCATCGCCAGATACTTCAAGTGTGAAGTAGACAAAATTCGCTTGAGTTATAAATTCATCAGCAAGCGCAAGTTCTGGAAATGAGGCAGCAAAAACTTCAGGCTTATAGTAAGTGTTCATTCTGACACCTCATTTACCTCTAAGCGGTATTTTTTACCCCGAGATTGAAACTCAAGAACAACACCCTTATGCAGCAGATATTGAGCCACCGCTGAAACTGCCGTGTCTGTAACATCCTCTTTTTCACCAACAAACATTTGATTTTTCGGGTTTACACGACCTGCATAAATTGTATTTGTTAGTATTGATGACATGATCTTGATTGGATTCTTACTCATTTCTGATCTCCCGCAAACTGCGCCTGATAAGCCTTAGCTTTCGCTTCTTGATAGTCCATCTCATCAGCAGCCTTATAAACAAAAACAGCAGATAAGAACGCGAAGAACAGAACAACAAAGCCGATTGAAAGCAAATTTATAAATGATGATGAAGCAAGCTTTTCTCGCTTCTCATTTTGATTCTTGATCAATTGATCGATTAATTCGTTTTGTGTCATTGATCAACCTCCTCATCAGAATGAACATGCGCTTCACAAGCAGCCAAAAGCATGACCTTGTATTGATTCCAAAATTTCAAAGCATCACTATCCATGCGACTAATTTCTTGATCTGTAAAAGCTTTCCATTGCTCTACTTTGTGGTTTTGACAGCCGATTCGCATGTAACCAAATCCATTAATGCAAACAAGCCATCGTAAGGTTGGGATAATAAGCGGAGCATTTTTCGCGTCCCGAAGATCCGCGTCCCGAAGATTCGCGCCCCCAAGATTCGCGCCCCGAAGATTCGCGCCCCAAAGATTCGCACCCCCAAGATTCGCGCCCCCAAGATCCGC